CCGTATCACTATCTAACTCTTTAGACCAATTCCACAGGCTCTCCTTACCAAAGGATACACGTGCTGCGTTGACTACAGACAGGTCACTGCCCATGTGATCTATGTGTGTTACCTTAATCATCTGATAACTCCCAAGACTCTACCCAATTTTGACTCCGATCATATATCCTATTTAAGTTCGAAACTACCTTAATTGCACGTGCCTCTGTGTTGTAACAACCTTGCAAATTCGTCTCTAAGGTACGGTCTTCCAACTCACGTTTCTGCCAAACCAACCAGATATATCTCATCATCCAAACCTCCCTACATACTTTGCTATGTGATGTACGAATGGCAACAAGCTAATAGCCATAAGCAAGTTCATTCCTGTGTGTACCATAGCTATCCTTAGTGTATCACCCCTTGGTATGCCATCTGATACAAGTAGCCCAGCCAACCAGATAGTCCCTGTAGTCCCTATGTTGGCCCCTAAGACACAGGCTATTGCCGCTGGTAGGGGTACTGCACCTGATGCAACTAAAGCAATGATAGCTGTAGTACTCAAGCTACTTGATTGCCACGCTAGGGTCATAATGATGCCACCAAAGAACATATAGATAGGGTTAGCGATAAACCATTGCAAGTGATCAATGTTACCCATACTCTTCATTCCACCTGAGAACATCTTTAGCCCTATATAGAATACGACAAGACCTATGGCTGTGTATAGGTAATTGTTCATAGTCCTGTACCTTTCCACAACTTTAACTGTGCCTTTAGTTTATGGTTCTCTCCTAGTAGACGCTTGGCCTCTTTCTCCCACAGATCAGCCTCCCGCTTGATTATATTGTAATCCTCTTTGCACTTGTCTAGGGTCTCTATCCACGTTTCTCTGTCTATCATGTTAACCTCCTAAATCTGTTATGTGATTTTGACACATGACACCCTGTGCTGAGTTTAATGCCCTCTTCTTCTGTAGAATCTTAAGTCGATGCCTGTACTCCTTCATATCTTTTTCCAACTTCTCTATGTCATCATTAAGGGTATTACCCCTTATCTTAAGGACAGCCTTTTGCACCGTCCAGTATTCTATCTCTTGCTCAACACTTCCCATCAGTAGTTCTCCACCATTGTATAAAACATATGATCACCCAGCTTGCCATCATAGTCATAGAACTTATTCCAGTAGGGGCTGACAGCCGTTGTGTGGTAGTGAGTCGAGGTGATGCCTAACCCATACCCATTAAGTACCTCAGAGGCCACCAGAATGGCTCTTATAACAGCCTCCTGCTCTGGTTCCTTAAGGAAGTCATCTGACTTTCCATCGTGGGTGTACGAGAACTGTTTGAACTGGTTAATTACCTCACAGGCATCATCAGGATACCTATCACTCTGTACCCTGTTTAAGATTACCTCCGCCACAGCCAACTGTCCGTCAACTGTCTGGTTTCTGGCCTCGTAGAATATCGCCGCAGATAGGCACAAAATGGTCAGCATAGAAGTCCTTCCTTCCGTTCTTTTCCTTACGTGTATTAACATTCTTCTTCTTGTCAGGTATCACTTTACTGCGAAACTTGGGGTCTTTTAATTCCCTCGCTACGGGGTTAATCTTATACACCTTGTCAGTGCGCTTACTTAGAGGTTTCTTTGGTCCTTCATTTATCATACGATCTCTTCTCCCATTGTAAATACATGACGTCCACCAGCTTTAAAGGCTAGTACACGGTCCATCTTGAAACACTTGTAACCTTCGCTTGTCTTGAGTGTAACATAGCCGTGTGCCTTAAGTGCAGCAGCAGCAATCTTGCCACGCTCATTTCCCTTGAGGCCCTTAATGACGTTCATACGACCATTATATACACGTACCTCGTCATCCTTAGTCAAGAACTTTACCGTGATGAACTGGTTCTGGTTTTCGCTGAGTACGTTAGTAACCATGTTTTCTGGAAGTGCCATTTGATCTCTCCTTGTTTCACTGTGATTCTGTAGGTAGGTTAATTAGGTGCTAGTGTCAATACTAAAAGTTTGGTTGTCCATCTTCATCGAATACAACATCATCACGTATCCAGATAGGCTCTGCATCAATTTCCACCGCAGGGGTCTTGTGATCCAGTACGCCTAACATACGCAGTTCTTGCTCTAGTTCTTCAGTCATGATTCTCTCCTTATTTTAATTGTACAGGACAAAGTGTAACCCTAATATCTGATCGCTCATATATAAAAAAGTAAGGGTTTGACTCGTCTATGTACATCACGGCTTTATGGTAAGCACACCCACCTTCTGTAACATAGTCTATTGCTGCATCTCTTGCTCTTTCTTTTGTACCATAAACACCAAAAGGTTCTTCAAGCCCATTTCTCAAAACATTTACTAGATAAACATGTCTCGTTGTATTACCTTTAGTCATGATTCTCTCCCGTCTAAGTAAACTATGTTGCTGCTACCAGTTTCCATGCAGAGTGTCAAGGTATCTACCCATGCACTGTGCTTAAGTTCTCCACCTTCTAGGAATACGACACAGGCACCCTTGAGGTCTTTAAGACGTTTAAAGTAACAGAACGACTTGGGCCTGTAGTGTGGCCTGTATAAGTACCACCCCTTTCCATCTGTGGCCTTGTGTACCTCAAAGGGAAGCACACAACCATTAGCGACTAGCACCTTAGCACCACAAATCTTCTTCGTCTTTACATCATAAGCAATAATCATTCTTCACTCTCCAATTGTCCAGTTCCTAAGCACCACTCACATACACTATACTCAGCATATGGCTCGTAGGTATCTCCATATCTTTCCCAGCGTTCGTACTCACAAACACCTTCGCCCTGACATTCTTGGCACTCTTCCATGATTATTCTCCTTATCTTTAACGGGTGAGCCTACCCAAGACTTTATGCTAATCCAATCAAACTTGTAATTGTCAGATATATGTTCAAGAGCAGCCCAGTACTCTGCCGCCTCTCTTGATGTCTCACCCCACACCCACTTACAGGGAATACCTGAGAGCCTAAAACTATGTACCTCACCAGATGCAAACATCATCTCTACATCTACCGATACTTCTATATTTGTGTGAGACATATTATTCTCCTTCTTTGTAGATGCCGTAATCTGATAGCTTGTTGCAAACCATGTCCAGATGTTCATTGAAACGCTCTTGCGCTTCCTCGGTATATCGAATGTCTCCGTTTCCATCCTCGGTCAAAACATCATCAAGGTAGGTTTCGCACAAAATAGCATCGGCCAAGTCTGCCGTTAACTCAATATACGTTTCCGCTGGTAAAATCATGTTAGTCATCCTTTTCACTGTGTGATTCGTTTGGCTTGCCATCTTGATACATATTTCCACCGTGGGGGTCAAGGACTAATTTCCACTGTGGGGGGGTCATTCCTTATTTCCACTGTGGGGGGGGTCTAGCTGGCGGCGTTCCTGATTCGTTCTGTTTTCATGATTCGTTCCTGATTCGTTTCATGTTTCTGATTCGTTCGATTACCTTACCAAAAGACTCGACTATAGTACCTTACTAAAAGACTCGACTATAGTACCTTACTAAAAGACTCGACTATAGTACCTTACTAAAAGACTCGACTATAGTACCTTACTAAAAGACTCGACTATAGTACCTTACTAAAAGACTCGACTATAGTACCTTACTAAAAGACTCGACTATAGTACCTTACTAAAAGACTCGACTATAGTACCTTACTAAAAGACTCGACTATAGTACCTTACTAAAAGACTCGACTATAACCCAGCCAGATCGATGTGTGATATTTTTGCAACACTATTTCATTGGCCCATCCTTCCGTCTTTTGCGAACGATTCTCAAAGAATCACCCCGCTCACCTATTGGCTAAGTATTTTAAATACTATTTTCAGGCGGCTTGCAAGCGTATAATTTTGTTCTATTTTTGTTCCATGCTTTATATATATACATACAAACATTATTTTGGTTTATTGTGTTTTAGGGCTTGTTAAATCGTTTTGAATGCTGCATAGTGATTATAGAAACAACACAAACAAGGATTCACGATATGACAACTTATACAATTGCAACGCGTCCCAATGGTTCTAGCTTTCAATTTGTTCCAGTATTGGGATTCATCTTGATGCCATTGAAAGAGGCGCAAGCACTAGCAAAAGAATATCGCGCAAGCGGTCAAGATGCTGTAGCATTTAATACGCAAGGAGTCTGATCATGTTACTATCTAAGCAACTATCAACAGTAATTCAGCGCGACACGATTAAAGCGTTGAAAGACAATTTCAATTCACCGTTTTGGGTTGAGGTAAGAAGACAGGCTAATATCAAGATTGACAACGCGACTCGTCCAGATGGGACTCTTGATTGGTCAAAATTGCCTAGTCTATTGTCAACGAATCCCAAGGTCGAAAAGGGAATTGATTTTGATTACCTTACTAATATCTTTCACGGTGCGCCTAGCTTTGCTGCAGGAACTGGTTTAAAGGGTAAACTATACAATTCTTGTGCTAGTGCATCATTGGGTTGCGGTCTGAATTGTCTTAATGAATCTGGGCACGGTCAAAAGCATATGATGCATGAAAATGTTCACAGTGTACACGTGGCAAGAATAACGCGAACTATGATATGGTTTCGGTTTAGAGATCAATTCAAGGTTAAAATGCAACGCGAGATTCGCGCTCTTGTTCGTAAAGCTAAACGCATGAATCTTGTTCCTGTAGTCCGTCCCAATGGTACAACAGATTTTAATTTTGAGTCGCTCTGGCCGGAATTGTTTACTAATAATGAGGATGTGACATTCTATGATTACACTAAGAACGCTAATAGAGACGTGTCAAACGTTCCTAATTATTCTTTATCTTTTAGCGTTAGTGAAACCAACCTAGACACGGCAAAAGCTGAACTACAACGTGGACTCAACGTCGTTATGGTTTTACGCTTGAAACGCAACGAACCAAAGCCCGATTATGTCCTAGGCTATCCCACTATTAACGGCGATATACACGACCTTAGATTCTTAGACGACAACACAAACCCGCACGTTGTTTGCCTATTTGCTAAGGGACACGCCTATAATGACAAAACAGGTTTCGTGTATGATCTGGACACGGTCAATTCTACCTATAACAACGCTAAACAATTGGAGTCGATGTAATGAGCAAACAATCATTCAGTGAGATACTAGCAGAACGGCAAGAATACCTTGATACGCTTAAAAGCAAGGGAGATACCTACGCCCTAGGATTCCTTGAGTCTAGTTTTCTCTATCATATGGGAGATAGTGGACTAGAGCCGCTCACAACGGCACAGCATGCAACACTAGCTAAGTGGAAAGAGACAACACAATGAAACGTTATAATGTAACACTTAAACGCATTGGCTTGGCTTTGGTCTGGCTTGCAAATGTAGCAACGATACTAGGGTGGACATGGCTTGCGATACATCACTGGCCTTGACACCATACCGAATCACTGATATTGATGGTACATCAACTTAACACAAGGGAAAAATGACATGACTTACACCAACCAAATCATAAAAGCACTAGGCAAGCGTAGGATGAAAAACATAGTAACCGTTGAAACCTATGGGGAGTTGATGGTTGATATTGTTATGTGCAAGGGTTGGTTTTACGATAACTCAGAAACAATGGTAGCAGCAGAATATTACCCGCACGGGGATGAAACATGGTATGAGTTTCTTAAATACTTAAAATCAAGGGTTGATGATTTTGAATATAAGCCAGAACTAGAATCGGATTATAAAACACTGCCCAATGATAGCTTGGAATTACTTATTGGATTAGATGACGGTCATATATCAAACCCCTGCAATGACTTGAATTGCGATTACTGCAACTAAATAGCGTCACACAATGCAGAGTCAGCGTCTTGGGTATACCTAGGGCGCTTTTTCTTTTGAGGCCTTGTATGAGGCTTACATTGGGCGTATGGCATTGTGTTATAATATAACATAGTCAACGGTATAGCATTTGATCACATGGTAAAATTTTGACCGTCTGGTAAATTATTGAGTTTCAAATGATTCCCTATGGTGTTGCCGATTCGCCCGAAGAGCGCAAGAAATTACTTTTGTCAATGATTCTTTTGTGTTTCGTATCAATTACTTGTGTCAATAGCTTAAAGTGTTGCAATTATGTCACACCAGGGGTGATTCGTTATTCTCATTGGGGGGTATGTCAATATATCCTTTAGTATGGGACCCTATACTTTCTGGGGTATAAATTTGAGTGGCGTGGTTATCCACCCATATCTATAACATAAGAAAATTAGTTTGACCCTACAACCATGAAGTGCAAGTGTGATAAATATGTCACAGTATATAAAAATAAATAAAAAAAGATTCGTGCATTATCAACGACATAGAAAATAGTTTCTGAGGGAGGGTTGCATAAGTCCAAAAAATGTTGCTATATAGTAGTAGACAACCTACTAAAGTATAGCAGATGTAACTACGACAGTAAAGAGACTATATAGTATAATACTATTATGGTTATTACTATTATAGTTTATAGACAACAGCTATACATTAGTAGTTACATGAGTACTAGGTACAAACTATACTTCTGTTTTAAAGTCTTTCTCCCTTAGTCAACCATGACGAACACTGCCAAGTTAGAATTACAGGATGAGGTCATGCCGATGATTGAGGGAGTTATACTTACTATTGTCATTATATTATTTGTTGTCTCTTAAGGACTAGGGACATGTACGGAACTGAAGGATGCTCAGAGTTCATGGCAGAGAAACTACCATATAGTGCTATTATAGGTAAGCATGTCCGTAAGGGCATCAGTAGTGGTGTGTCAGTTAAAGATATTATGGCATCTATCCAGAAGTATTCTCATGCACCATCTAGTACATCTACTTTTTATAAGTTGTATGGTGGAGACATAGCGGAGGTGAAGTTCGATACTACATCAGCTATTGGTAATGTTGTCGTTGAGCAAGCGTTAGCTGGTGACTTTAAGGCTGCTGAGTTGTACTTAAGAAGTAAGGGAGGTTGGTCTCCTACTAACACTGTTGAGGAACGGGAAGTTGGTAGTGAAGAAGAGGAAGACCGCTCCGCTGTAGAAGAGATTATGACCCGACTAGGAAAGAATAACCTTGATGACGATGCAATTGAGGATAACGGCTGAGGACTTAAGGAAGTTACCCTCAGATCAGGTAGCTTCAGTTTTGTCGTCCCTCTCCCCAGAGCAAGCTGAAGAACTTAAGTACGATTGGAAGTTCTGGGCTAGACCTGATCAGTTAGAACCTGATGGTAAGTGGAATGTCTGGGTAGCTTTAGCTGGTCGTGGTTGGGGTAAGACTAGGGCTGGTGCTGAGTGGGTACGACACAGGATTATGAAGAACGATAGGATCGTACACTGTGTCGCACCTACTAAGGGTGATGTTCGTAGGGTTATGGTTGAGGGTGACTCTGGACTAATGAATGTCTGTCATAAGGGTGATAAGACATACAGAGGAAAAGAGTTAGGCTACCCTACTTGGTCTCCTACTAACAATACAATGACTTGGGCTAATGGCTCTAAGGCTGTATTCTTCTCAGCTGAAGACCCTGAGAGACTTAGGGGACCACAAGCATACTCAATGTGGGCAGATGAACTTTGTGCATGGAGAAACGCCCAAGAGACTTGGGACATGGCACAGTTTGGGTTACGCTTAGGTAAACACCCCGTATCGTTTATTACAACTACACCTAAGACTACTAAGTTACTGAGAACCATCTTAGACGATGAGAAGACACATGTCACCACAGGTAGCACATACGATAACAGTGCTAACCTAGCTGATACCTTCTTAGATGCTGTACGTAAGACTTACGAGGGAACTAGGTTAGGTAGACAGGAACTATATGCTGAGGTACTTGATGAAGCATCTGGTGCATTATGGAATAGGTCGTTACTAGCTAAGTGTGAGATAGAGAAAGATCAGGTTCCTACACTTAATCGTATTGTTGTCGCTATTGACCCGGCCATTACCTCTAACGCTGAAAGTGACATGACAGGTATTGTTGTAGCTGGTGTAGACGTTAACGGTACAGCTTATGTGTTAGAGGATCATACTGGTCGTTATACACCCCAACAGTGGGCATCTAAGGCTGTAGAACTCTATCATGAGCATCTAGCTGACAGGATTGTAGCTGAGAGAAACCAAGGTGGTGATATGGTAAGACATACACTGCATACAGAAGATGAAACACTGCCTGTAAGGTTAGTACATGCCTCAAGGGGTAAGATGGCTAGGGCAGA